GCGGAAGGAAGCAAGGTAGCGCTTGTAGAGATGCGGCGCTTCATCCCCGACATCTGTGAAGTTGCGTTCATCCGCCATGAAGAGGCGAAGAAGTTCTAACTCAATGAGTGGGGTGGTTTGGTATTGGGACCTGAATTTGGCAAGGGCTCCTGAGAGTTGTTTGACGTTGACTGTTCCTGGTAGTAGCGGGAACTTCCTGCCAACTCTGTAAGAGAACTCAGCAGCGACGTCCATGGCAGTCCACTCATGCTCTGGTCTTTTTCCACGGGTTCTGGGATCGTTCTTTCGGACCTTAGGCTGTGGCGCATCCCTGTCCTCAACAAGCCCAAAGCCTGCAAGATCTTCGCCATCGTCGTAGCCTTTCATTGGGATAAGGATTTCCCTTCGAATCTCTGATTCAGAATATTTTAATTTATTACTATTTGTAGTATTGCTACTAGGTACTAGTTGTATATCTGTAATATTACTATCTGAACTAATGATCACCTTATCAGGTGAGGATGGGTAATCTACCGTCAGTTCAGAATTTCCAGATGGGTAATCTGGCGTCAGTTCAGATGGGTAATCCACCGTCAGTTGGTAGATGTTCTTGCCCTTGTAGCCATTGGCTCGCTTGGTGTTGACCACAGTAAAAAATCCCTTGGCTTCCAAGGCTTTGAGGGCATCTCTGACAGTTCGGTCACTGGATTTGCCAGTCTCACTACCCAACTCGGCTACAGAGGCCTGTAGACGGCCGTCAGAGCCCGAATTCAGGCACATATAGGCCAGGAGTCGGAACTGGTAATCGGTTATGTCGGCTGAATAAGCGCCCTCAGGGATTTTCACGGGCGCAGACTACTCCTCAAAGGGATCGACGTCATTGCGATCCTCCAGGTGGTCGAGGTGGGCATTGACTTCCTCAGTCAAAAGGGTGACAACCTTGGAGGTGATGTAGCCAGCCAGCAGTTCGACTAGACCCATGAAGGTATCTTCGATGGCATCGAGGATCTCATCCTCGTCCATCTCCTCTGGGGCAGAGTCGACCTCGATGACATCCAGGCCATCGATGATGTTCCAAGTCTCGATGCCGTAATCCTCTACAGAGTGCAGGGCGGTATGGGCTTCGGGACTGTCATCCCATGCGATGGCTAGTACGTCATCAGGGGTGTTGATCATCTTGATGACTTCCTTGATGGGGCTGTTGACCTTCGTGAAGTTCTTGGAGCCACTCAAGATGGCATCTGAGAACTCGCTGGATTCTGAGAAGTATGCATGGAACTCGACGTTATGGCGCTTGATGACGTTCCACACACTCTCAACAAAAACTCTGTTCTTAGTGATCGGAAAGAGCAGGAAAGCATCCTCGTACATAAGTACTAGTTCTTCTAAGCCAGCAGAGATGTCAATATCCTGAAAAGAAACTACAGAGATTCTCTTCATAGGCGTGGCAACTGTCGACGAGCCTCAAGTACTACAGGCTTGTTTAAGTAGCGATTGATCATTAGTGATAAGAATGCTGCAGAAGGTACAGTCACTATTAATTTTAGATCCCAATATCCGAGAAGATAAAAGGCTCCAAGACTTAACGGCATAGGTAGCAGTTTGTTAAGGAGCGATTTATCTACGAGGATGTAGGTAACGAGGTCAAGGAATTCGATGGCATAGGTGACAGCCATTCCTATGAGGATTACAGATATGAGTAGGTTAGCCATGGCCGCATACTACACGGTCAGGTTGTTGTACTCCACTGTGTCGTAGGTTCGAATACGCCAAAAGGTATTCTCTGGAAGCCAGTCAGTAATCGTTTTGGCTAACGCCAGTAGTTTAAGGTCTTTATTTACGTACAAATAGGACGGTGAGTTATTGGCTACCCCTGACCAAACACAGCCTGATGATGACGGCAAAGACCCATCTATGTAATCTGTAGGAGCAAAGTGAGGAGTAACTGTGGGGTTAAACCTAAATGTGTTTTCAAATTGAACGCAGTCAATATAGAAAGTTCCAGCACCACCAGAGAACACTATTTCGTATGTATCTGTAGTAGCAGTGGCATCTGTTAGATCTGTACCATAGATACGGGTCCAGTCAGCGTATGTTGCCTGTGTGTATGGGTCGTTGTCAATGATGTTTCCATCGGAATCTCTACCAATAAAAGTTAGCAATATGTCAGAGGAAGACTTCACATACGCAGAACCTGTGTAGTACTTTCCAGGAAGAATAGTTGAGCGGTTAGATGTAAATGTCCATGGACCACTAGCCACAATCTTTGCACTTTTACTTCCTGAGTACACCTGTGAAGGCACGTCAGATACGGTAGACACTGAAGCAGATCCTGAAAGAGTCCAACTATCTGTGGCATTTGCTTCAAATGATGGGTTATAAATCAAGTTTGATTTGTTTGGATTAAGAAGTATGTCTACAGCGCGAGCCTCATCGTATGAGGCAGTTGTTCCAAGTTGAAACGACACACAGTCAACGTAATACGTTCCCGCTGCTGACCAAATGATTCCAACGCTTGCATAGGCAGCATCCACGTTGTTGGTAGATGGAACTGCAAAACCTGATTCAGTAGATAACGATGTGCCTGTGAAAGAGTTGGATACCGTAAAGGTTGTAGCCGTTATTCCTGTGATAGTTGCACTCGTCAAGTTAAAGCCAGCGGTTGTAAAGCCAGAGATAGTAACTACCTGTCCAGAGGTGAATGGGTGTGCTGATGCTGTGGTGTAAGTGATAGTTCCAGAAGCGCCTACTGCACTAGCGACTGCTGCAGAGTAGTACTTGGGAGCAGTTACTGTGTAAGTAAGTTGTTTCCAAGTATTTGTGGCTGATGTGCCTGATGTAGGTGAGAGCGCAGAACCAATTTGAGTACCGTTTTTATCAAAGAACCGCACCTCTTGCTTAAGTGTTCCAGCACTTGCTGGAGAAATCATCTGAGATGACATTGTGTATTGCGTACCTGGTGTGACTGGGATGCCTCGTAATACAGGGATGTCTTTTCCTACAGCCATAGATCCAGCAGCAGAAGCAACAATCTTGCAGGAGTAGTTAAGGTCAATGTAATTTGAAGTAAGTTGAGGTACAGGGGCTTCATCAAGACTGTCTGAGATAGTTGCGTTGGTTGCTACCCATTTACCAGTGCTCTTATAAAACGTAGAGTCCTGTGGGCTTAAGAGCAGGTTAGAAGACACCGTGATCGTAGGTGCGTAATTAGTAAGGGACTCAACGTATGTTGAGAATCCATTTAAAGTTCCCTTGTGCGTGTACATGTACAGTGCTTCACGAACTAACTGCTTCTGACTTTTGATTGCCATTCCAGGCTCTGGTGTTAGCCCATAGTTCTGTGTCTCTAACGGAAGAAGTGATAGAGGAGTATTAACTCGTGTGTGATCTGGCAATAGCAAATCTAAAAAAGTAAGAGATTCATCTAGCGTAAACCCAATACCATCTACAAAGTAGTACAGGTCAGATGTAGGGCTTGGTTCTCCTAGAGGACTTTGTTCTACGCTGGTGTACACCCGTGGCAAAGATTGAATGATGGAGTCGGTAGTTCCGTGCGCTGATGGAACAATGTCAGTGACCGCACCAGCAGGCACCCAAACTTTGTCCGATGTAAAAAGAAACATTGCGTAGTAGATAGGCTTTCCAGAAACAATAGGAATGCCCGCAGTATCTTCAATGCCACCGCCATCAGTAAAACTAATCTTGCTTACATTTGAAGAGTATTGTTCCCAAACAATGACGCCATCTTCTGAATTTTCAGGCAAACTATTTTGATTTCGTAATAGACGAATACCTGAGTATGTTCCAGATGGGTATTGCCAGTTAACTACAACTACAGTGGGGTAAACAACCGTAAGAGACATGGGTGATACGGAGTTAGGTATTTGGTTTGTTTGACCATAAATACTTTCTCCATATATTGCTACGCCATAGTTAGCCACAGGTCAGTCCTTATGCTCCAATAAGTAAAAGTGGATTGATGCTTGCTTCTGGGGTTGCCCATGAAGCAGATGTTCCATCTGTTGTTAAGTAATTGCCAGCCTGACCTGATTGGCTAGGCAAAGCGTTGATAGTAGACCAAGCGTAATCGTAATCTGTTCCTGAAGATTTGGTAAGGACTTGTCCAATAGTTCCTCCTGCTGGATTACCTGTCAGAAGGGCTTCGTTAATTCCGTATTCAATGTTGGCAAGACGAGCCTTAAGGGTAGACCAGTTAGTAGTGACCTTATCAAATACTCCAACCCAACCAGAACCCGTAGCGATATTGGTACCAAGGTTAGACTCAACCGCGCTGACTTCACTCTGAAGGTCGTTAACGTCTGCAGCCTGAACAGTGGTGATGAAGTTTAGTTTTGTGCTAAAGTCGTTCTTGACGTTACTTGGATAGTACGCAGTCATGAGTCTGCCTTTCTGCCTTTAGACTTGTATTTTCTCGTCTTTGTCTTTTGTTTACTGCATAAACCTTAAGGATATTATCCTCCCATTATTAAGAATAACCCTGAAAAAAGATCTCCAACATCGACAGAGGATGTTCCACTTGACCCCTGTACACCCTGAGTTCCCACACCTATAGAACCTTGCAGTCCTTGTACACCCTGTACTCCTTGAGTGCCCTGGATAGAAACTCCTTGAGCACCTTGTATACCTTGAGTTCCCGATCCAACTAATCCTTGAACTCCCTGAGTTCCTTGCTGACCTTGAGAACCTACTGTTCCTTGAGACCCCTGTATCCCCTGAGTTCCTTGACTTCCCTGAATACCTGTTGCGCCTACAGCACCTTGTAAACCTTGACTACCCTGTGTTCCCAAAGAACCTTGTGTTCCATAAAAACCTTGAGTGCCTTGAACTCCCTGCGATCCCTGATAGCCTTGCAATCCATAAGGTCCTTGAGTTCCAAGAGCACCCTGTAAACCTTGAAGTCCTTGAGATCCCTGCGTTCCAGATCCCATTGCACCTTGAGTACCTATAGTTCCCTGTGTACCTTGAACCCCTTGAGTTCCAGATCCTACAGATCCTTGTAATCCTTGTGTTCCTGACGAACCTTGAGAGCCAGAACTTCCCTGTACACCTTGAATTCCATGTCCAGCAATAATTCCCTGAACAGTATTTTGTAAAGAGTACAAAGTTGTTTGTAACGAATACTCTTTTTGTGCAAGAGCAATGAGTGTTGCTGTTACATCTACCTCTTGAGTTCCGTCATTTTTTGTTACAAGAGTAATTTCATGGTTAATATTGTTAAGGCTTGTAGCATTTGATAACGCTTTTAAATACAATTTTTTATTTTTGCCTTGGTTTGTTCCAAAACTACCAAGCCAAATAGGATACTCAGGATCTCCACCAATAAAAGCAACCCACACACCCTGCCCAATAACAGGCACGTCAGGTGAAGTACTGGAAGGATCAATGGGCCAAGCCCAGTCAGTTACCTCTGACCCTGTAGTTTGTGGGATTGACATACGGAGTCTACGCTGATGCTGAGGGTCGTTATTGTCTTGAACAACGCCCCTGTAGATTCCGTAATGTCTTTTGATATCATCCACTACATCGTTCCAATATTGATGTTACTTACTTGGAATCGGAAGATTTCGTTTGCTGCTCCTACCAACGTTGAGTAGGCAGTAAACGCTCCAGTACCTGTTGCAGTTCCTGAAGTTTGAGTACTTGCCACAGTGAAGTGCGTAGAGTCATCAACCACCGTTACAGGTGCAACCGTAACGTTGTAGCCACTAGGGGTAAACCCTGTGACAGTGACAGTAGAACCCACGCTTAGGCCATGCGGGTTGCTGGTTGTGTAGGTGATGGCGGTTCCAGATGCAGCGGCTGCAGTCACAGGCACCAATGCACGATACAAGAAGTTTACTCGTGCTGTCTTAACACCGTTAAGAGAATTGACTACTGCCTCAATGTCTTGAGGGTAAATAGTTTGTTGGAATGAGACTCCGTTGTACCCATACACAACGTTTAAAGTAGATAAGATTAAGTTAGTTACATCTGACTGCTTGTACTTTGGATCAAGTGCAAAGAGTATTGAAACAACTGCGTCTACATACGTAGGCGGCTGGATGCTGAGAGAACTACCTATTAGTAATTTATCTGCCATAAAGGTAGATACGTTATTTGCCAAAGTGGTGTACTCCGAAGAGACTGAATAGTCTGGGTTTAGACCAGGCTGAAGATCGGTAGTTCCTACATTTCGTGTAGGAGAAATATACAGAGTTACTGATGTCCACACTTCAGCATTTGCGTTTGCTTTGCCAACGTTATTAACTGTCAACGCAAGGTTGCTGTAGTCCTTTAACGTCACAGCCCTATTAGCCGCACGCAAAGATGCTGGTGCAGAAATACGAATTTGATCTGTGCTTTCTGGATCTGATCCAGCAATAGCAGAGGTTTGATTTGTAACAGTGATAGTTCCTTTAAGAGCAGTAACTTGAGAATCTGTTAACCCAGGAACATAAGTGATGTTGGTAGCAATACCAGTACCAATGTTTCCAGCAGTTCCTCCACCTACAATGTAGTTGGCACGAATCTGTGAGTAAGGAACTGGAATTGCACCTGCTACACCATCACCAAAACTGATGTAGACGTTGTTGTTTTGATCAAACGATGTTGTGTAAACTAAATCAGAAGGACCATAATCTGTAATATGAGTAACTTGGTTCCATTGAGAATAGATGTCACCATCTTGAATGTATACCTGAAGAGAGCCATCAACTACTGGAGAGTGCAGGACAGCGTATGATTGGTTAGGTGATCCATCTGATACTCCAACTAACTCACCATAGGTTGGCAAAGCCGTAGGAGATACCACTGTGACTAACTGTCCTTCTGTTGCTAGTACAGTATTTGATGTTTCACTAGCAACCACTACATCAGAGTTAGTTGTAAAGTACAAAGTTTGTACAACATCTCCAGTTGTGACTTGCCCTGATACAACTGTTCCTGCTGGTATGGTTTGGTCTGTAGTTCCAGAGTTAAAGAATGTCAAAGTCACATAGGCCTGACGATACCCCGCTGGGTTATACCCAAAAGTTTGAGCAATATTTAAAACGCTATTGCGCTGGGTTGCGGTGTAAATAGAGTTCTCATTAGCATTTCTATCAATGTAGTAGGAGATCAGATCTCCCATGTAAGCCATAGCCTCAACAAACGCCAACCCAAAATCAGAAGGGTCAGTAGCCGTCCAGTAAGGGATGCGTGCCTGTACTCTGGCAATCAATTGCTCTCTTAGAGAGTAATAATCCCTAGAGGTATAGTCTACGGAAACTGGGATAGTAGAAACTTGTGTTGTCACAATATCTCCTCATATGGTGGGTTAGATCCTGCTAATGAAATTACTCCAAGGTTTGTTGACACTTGAACGTTGTTAGGTAGTGAGTAAACCACGTTTGCAGTGAACGTGTTTGTGTACGAGTCCACAGATACGGTTGCTTCTTGCAGCGTTAGGTTAGGTAACTGCCTATTAAATGCCTTTTGTATCTCTACTTGTATTTCCCCAATGGCGTCGTCTTGTGAGTCAAACAAGGCATACGGAATTAACGTTCCAAAAGTAGGCCGCATCACGCGCTCACGAACTGCGGTACCAATTACCGACTTAACTCTGTCAGCCCAAATTACTTTCTGATCTTGAGTAAAAGAGATTTTACCAGAGTAGTCCACTGTAAAAGGTAAGGTAACAGCCATCTCGTTAGCCATCAGATACCTACCCATCTTCTTGGAGTTACATTAAACCCTGTGTTTGTTTGGTCTATGATTGTGGTTGCTCCACTTAGTGTATAGGAGTGATTTGCGTTAGTCCCTGTTGTACCGCTCCCAAGATTTACAGCGGGCACTGTTCCAGCG